CGACGGCCGGCGTCCCGTCTCGGAGAGGTATCGAGCGATTGATCGCCTGAGTCCCTGGCGCGACTTCACGGCCTCCCCAGGTAATAGCGATTGAATTAATCCCGCCGGCGTCGATCGACTTCCTGGCCTCGGCGGTCAGTCCGACAATTGAGAGGTCGAGTTTATTGGATCGAGCGACGGCGCTGTTATAGGTCGCGGCAATGTCCGGCGCCAGGCTTTCGATCGCGGGGCTCACTGAGTCGTCGCCCTGGAATAAATCAAAGTGCATTATCTGAGGCTTACCGTTTAGGATCGAGCTCCGCTCCTCGATTATGTCGGATCGGGAGCTGGCCGCGTTATTTTGGATCGTGCCGCCAAGTGATCCGAAAAACGAGGACACGGTGAGCACGTCGCCGACCACGCTCGCCGCGACTTTGACCGGATCGAAATCGGCCGCGATCAGGTCGCGGAGCTCGATCAGGTAATCGCGAATTTCAGTTTTCCCGCCGGCGGTTCCCAGGATAATATAATTTTCGTCCTGGCCGACCGTGCCGCCGAGCTCGAGGAAAGTAATCCGGACGTGGAGGTCGTCGTCAGCGTCGAAAGTGCCGGACGCTGTCAGGCGGAAAACCGACTCGGTCGAGACGCCAGGGACGGGAACGATCCCCGCCGGCGGCCCGCCTATCGTTAGGATCACGCCGGCCGTATCGCCGCCGAATTTCTCGTCGAATTTATAGCCCATTCCATAGATCGCGAACGGCCCGATCGTCCAGATTTGCGAATCGCCGAAAGCGTTTTGGCTCGAGAGCTCAAACTGATATTGATCCGAGACCGTGTCGTCGGCGAATCCTTGCGCGTTATATGCGCCCTCGGTCGGGCCGGCGGGGATGCCGCCCACGTCGAGCACGGTAACAGGGACGCCGATCGGGTCTTGAATGATCCGCAAATGGAAGCCGACGCCATTCTCCTCGGCCACGTGCGGATCGTCCCAGGCGGTCGCCCTGGCCTGAGTGAATTTGTCGGAGCCGTGCCAGCGGATCGCGAACGTCCCGACCAGCTCGGCACCTGACGGCGAGCCGGCGTCGATCGGAAAATAGCCGCCGCCTGGTGCCGTGGGATTAATCTGGACGTCTCGAGGCGGATAGCCAAACGCGCCCCGTCCTGTCGTGGTGATCCCGATCGCGACAATCGAGCCAAACGGGAACACGGCGAACGGCGTCGTCGTTTGGTTTTTGACCTGGACGTTTAACGTCCGATCCTCGAACGGTATCTCGTTGACCAGGCCGATCCCATAAGAAAAAATAAACACTTCCGAATCGTCGACGTGAGGCGCCGGAATCGTGTCGAGAGCGCCTCGGAGTAAACCCTGAATCTCGAAAGTCCCGTCGAGGTTATCGACGACCGTCGAGAAAAATATCAGCTCCTCGTCGATCAATAAAATGTTTTGTAGCGATTCGAGCTCGATCGCGTCGGCGTCGCGCACCAGGTCGACGTCGATCGGGGCGTCGATCTGGAAGCCGACCGCGTCCTGGAATCCATTGGCCTCGCCTCGATCGATCGCGCCATTCAATAAACCATAGGGAGAAAACGAGCTCGCGTCGCCTGGTGGGATAGTGTCGGCCTCGGTCGGCTCTAGTGCCGGCCCTGGAGCGTCGGCCTCGGTCGCGAAAATATTATAGTCGGCGGTCATGTTCCCAGGAGTCCGGACGACAATGTCGCCGACCTGGAGGAAAACCGTATTTATGCCGGTGTCGCTGACGTCGGTCAGGACGAACGGGAGCTCGAGGAGTATCTCGGCGAACGCCGCGACGGCCGCGTCCGAGGGAGGCGTCCAGAGCGAATCGGTCGGATCGGCAAACGAGCCGGAGCCGCTCGTGAATATATCCTGGCTGAAATCGAGCTTTATTTTATTGTCGAGTATCTGGCCGCGATTGACTTTCGTTATTCGGATCGGGAGGCGGACGAGGCCGAGGATGTCCCAGGACAGCTCGCGCACGTCGCCAGGTTTGACGTCGTATTGACTCCGGTCGGCGATTAGCGAGCCCGTGGCAACCGGGAACGATAACAGTCGGAGCTCTCGCCAGGCGATCAGGTTCCCGAGCGTCGGCGTTTTGACGCCTGGCATTTTGATCTCGACCGCGTTCACGGCCTGGTTAATATCGACGTTCGCCATATCTTGAGCAAGTGCATAACTGACCGAATATTCCTTTTTGCGAGAGGTAAAATTTACGTTTACGACGTTCGAGGTCGACGCCCAGGATGGCCGCGAAAATTTCGTAATCGCCGTGACGTTTGTCTCGTCCAGGAGCGGCAAGGTTCCAGGCGTGTAGTCGTCGCGGATTAGCTGGAAGTCAAAACGGCCGGTAATCGGGTCTTGAAATAACACGCCGTCGACTTGCTCCTCGACCATTTTAACGACCTCGAGGACGTCCAGGACTCTATCCCATATCCAGGCGAATCCCTGGCCCTCGGTGGCCAGGATGCCGGCGAGCGTCCGAAAGTTTGCGACGTTAATCTGAGCCCCTGAGATATTGAGGCCCCACTCCTCATTATTCAAAACCTCGAAAATTACGTTCATTGGATTTACGCCGTCGTCGACGTTTTCGTCGCCTGGCTGGAACGTGGCCAGGTCGAGGCCGTCAGGGAATCGCGAAAGCTCAAACGCAAACGGCCGGAGGTTCGGGCTCGTGCCGATATTCCCGTGCTGCCAAATCATGTAAACCGTGCCTCGATAGGGCGGCGTCGGAATCTGGAAAGTAGTTAAATAATCATTGACGAGCTGAGTTTCCGATCCTGGATAAAATAAAAAAAACCCTATCAGTCCGCCGCCGCCGCCGGCGTCGTCCCCGCCAAAGAATTTCGGTTTATTAATATCGACTCGTGTGCCGGAGTCGCTCGGCGCTATCGGCCCGCCTTGAAAGGCGAAAGAATCGTCGACGCGGATCGAGTGCAAGGCGTCGCCATTGGCGGCAATGAAAGGCCCGCGACAAAGTGCAAACTGGAGGCCGATAAAATAGGTGTATCCGATCGTCTGGGTTTTTTTCGAGAATAGTCCAGTCTTAACTCTTTTCGTTATCGCGGTATTTGTGAGGTCGCCATACCAGACTATATTCGGCCCCTGGAGTTTTATTTTTCCCCAGATGATCGGGACGACTCGGCCCTCGGTCGCGGTCGGAACATTGAAGTCGCCGAGGCCGGCCGGCTTTGCGTTTTCGAGTTGTGGTTTCGGCCGCAATAATTCGGTAATGAGAAACGTCACCAGGTAGGTAAAAAGCATCGTGAGAAACGGCATTATTTACCGCCTCGGATGCTCGAGCTAAACGGGTTTTTAATCGGCACAAATGGGAAGCCGCCGTAATTAATCACGTTCGCGAATTTGCTCTCGCATATCGCCAGCGAGTGATCGCAACCGGCGAAAACGTCGACGTCCTGCCCGAGTGTCGGCACGGCGAAATTATTTAGCAGCGTGAGCACGTCGCCCGACTGTGACAGGATCAGGCGAGCGTCGTCAAAGGTTCCGGCCGGAGATCGGACAAAACCGGACGTCGTCCAGTCGGCTCCCTCGGCCGCGAATATGCCGGCGACCTCGATCGTCCGGCCGGTCTCCTGGACTACTGTCCCCGTGAATTTGAACGCGACCTCGAGGATTTTACAGCGGGAATCGTAAAGGACGTGATTACAAAGCGATTGATAATTGAACCGAGGGCCGGAGCGTTTAAACACGCTCGTCGAGGGCGAGAGCGATAGCGTCGCCACCAGGGCGGCGTCGAATCCGACCTGGCTGATAAAGCCGTCAAATATCTGGAGGGTCTCCTCGGCGGGATCGTCAGCGTGGGCTCTGAAAATCTTAACCGTCCCGACCCTGCCGGGAACATTCGAGATATATTGTTGCGGGATCGGATGGCTCAATGGCATATCGACTTTTAATTCGTTGATCGCTTGCTCGACGCTGTTTTGAACCTGGCCCCGCGAAATCTGGGTCGCCGTCCAGGTCACGCCCTGGAAAACAATGTCCTGGTTGTAACTCGTGAGCCTGGTCGTCTCGACGCCGAATCTAAACTCGTATAGCTCGAGGACATTCCCGTCCTCGCGGCTTCTCTCTAACGCGTCAAAAGTCACGACGGCACACCTATCGATTTAATTGTGATTCGGGTCTCGCCTGGTCGCCGGTGCTCGAGCGTCACCTTGTCGTCGGGAATCCGCTGGAGTGTCATTACCGACATTCGATCGAGCTCGATCAATGGAAGCGCCGGCGAGATCGGCGGCGTTATCGTGATCGT